AAGCTGTGTCGTATTGTCTAAAAATCCTGCACTCGCCAAAGAATATTCGTTAGTTGGTTTTGCCAAAATTGAACTATAAGTAGTTACTTTTGCCAAATTAGGTGCAATTAATTCAACTGTGCCTGTCAAAGTTGCAGTAGATATTGCTATTGCGTCTTGCCAACCTGAACCGTTTGCTGTGTTAATTCCATTAACAGTTGCAGATGCGTAAAAACCGTAAGTTCCGAAACGATAATAACCTGTTGTCGTTGCACCGAGAGTCAAAGTAAATTGACTGTTGCTGCTTGCTACTCCACCGCTCACAATAATTTTGTAATTGTCATAAGTGCTACTAAACGCATCAGACACAGTAACGCTAGAAACTGTTGTGCCAATAGTCTGTGTCTTGATAAGCACCAACGCAGAGTTAATGCCTGTTGGTACAGCCTGTACTACTTGACCGCTTGTATATCCTGAAGGAATAGGCATAACTTACGCCGTGATCGCATTAACGAAGCCAGTAAGCAAAATAACATCAGCAGTACCAGCAAAAGCCTTCACCACTTTAGCGTTCTGCAAAATCAAACCTGGGATTATTGTTACCAAACCAGCCTCAGGTAAAACAGTTACTTCAATGTTTCCGTCAGCAGCAGTAGCCGTACCCCACTCAATCGTAAGTTTGACTGACGATGCAGAAGTGTTCACCGCATAAATCCAAATCTCATCAAAAGTTCCAACCGTTGTACCAGCAACAGCGGTATGAACCGTCACAGTTGAACCCGTACCTGTACCAGTGACTTTGATTCCTAGACCGTCAGTTGAACCTGACAGTTTTTGTTTAGTAAATGTTGCCATCTGTTATCTCCTAAGAAAACACTTGAACTTGTAAAATGTCTGCGCCACCACCGATAGCAACAAAAGCACTACCGTTATACACCTCAACGCTTGCAGTATCAATCAGATAAGTAACCATACCTGCCGCCAAAACTGGCTCGCCTGCACCACCGAAAGCGGCTGTGCGTGCAGCCTCATTAGCGAACCGCATCACCGCCTGATCCATCAGGTATGTGTTTACTTGTGCAGCCGTAAGTACATCGCCGCTGTTAAAGAGTTTTGCGCCTGCGCCTGCCATAGTGCCTCCGAGTGTACTCTACTGTAAAGCGTTCGTGCTATCCATGACACCGAAACTGGCATCATCCAAAATAAATGGAAACAGCAAATCTGCTACAGCCAAGCCTATCTCAACCCTATGATCTGACGGGGTAATAGAATGTTTCACAGATTCAATGCTGTAAGGCAAAGTGACGGAAGCAGGGCTGCCAGTTGGATAGGTTCGGGTGATTTCAATAACATCAGCGATATCCAAATTAGTTACATCTGTTTGCTGCCCCGAATCCAAAAAGTTGTAGATCGTTTGCAGTTTGTCAAAACGGTACACAGGTTCTTTGTATCGTGACAACAAATCAACAGCCAAAGTATTCGCAGCCGCATCATCCGCCAACAACAACCCTGAAAGATTCAAAGTAGAAATACCATATTCAGTTTGTGAAGCCACATCATTAGCGGTCTGATCTGTGCCACCTTCAACAGAGGCAACAACTTTGTTGTAAAGGAACTCTTGCCCATACAAAACTTGCAGCCCCGTATAGGGCAAATTGATTCCTGCTTGATCGCTGAAAGTTGCTGAAACAGTAAAAAATGATGCTGACACACGATCCGTAAAAGTGATGTCACCATTAGCAGCAACATAGAAATAGCCTTGCTCAGACAACGCTACATTCTGTAGATAGGAAAGAACATTGGTGTTCGCAGCAATATCAAAAGTTGCGCCACCACCCAATGTTGCTGAACCAGCATCAATGTTACGGCTTGCAGGGTAAGCCACTTCAGGTAGATCAAGAATTGTTGTTACCCGTGTGCCAGACAGTTCTGCAACAGGTGTGATCGGATTGCCAATAAAAGTGTTTGCCAATAGCACGAAGTCATCTGCTGCCGTGATCACAACGGTTGAGTTATCTATAGACGCTGTTGATCGTTGCGGATTATAGACAACATCAATATCGGTGATACGCCCAATGAATATTGGTACACCGTTAGATTTGATTGTTACTTTACGGCGTGGTGTAACACCCGATTTGCCTGTTGAAACATCCCAATATGGTGAATCCTCGTTGATCGGATCAAAACGGCGATCATTGTTTAGCAAAGTGATTGTTGCTGTGCCAGCGTTAAAGTTTTGTAACTGATCGGAACGCCCACGACTAATAGAAATGTTTTGCACATATTCGGCAACATCATCACCAATTAAAGTTCCTCCAAGAGAATCATCATCTAAAATTCCATCTTCAAGGCTGTCAAGTGTGAACACATTTACAGGAAACCCAAGTTCCATGATTACTTGGATTTCTTCACCCCATGCCATTGTTGTAGCCATTACGCCACCTTCAACGGTAATGCACCATTCCTACGGTTGTAGCGTTGCAACACATTCACAATCTCATCACCAACAGCAGCAGCATCCACACCGATACCAGCATTGATAGTGATGTTGATTGTTTGTCCACCGAACTCACCCAAACGATCAAGAGGAATTATTGCTTCACTGCCAGCCTCACCAACCAGCCCCATCATCGGACTTGTTACGATGCCGCCATTTGCAAACGCTGTGAATCCACTTGGAAAAATATTTGAAAAGTCAATAGCAGCAAAGTTTGCATCAACCTGTGCTTGAGTTAAACCGAAAGCATTAGTTCCACCTGCGCCCGTATAAGCAAACTGATCACCGCCACCACCCAACGAAGGAGGTAAACCTTGAGCAATCCTTGCAGCCTCATCTGCCTCAGCCCTAGCAACCTGCTGTGGTGTCAAACCTGCAGCAGCATCACGGCGTTCTTTTTCTGCTTGAGCCAAATCTCTTGTGGCTTCAGCCAATTTTTCGTAAGCATCAACACGATCTTTGATCGCATCAGATTCTGCTTTTTGTGCGTCAGTAAGTTCTTTCAACGCTTCCGTGTATTCGTCACTTCCGATTGTTGCGCCATCAACAAGTGTGTTTAACTTTTTTTGTTCCTCATTAACAAGTGTTTGCGAATCAGCAAGAGCAAGGTTCGCATCATCAACAGCCATCTTTGCATCAGCCACTACTCGTTCAGCATCAGCAATTTCTTTCAAAGTAGGGGTATCTGTTTGCAGTTTTTTTAGTTCCTTTTCTGCGTCTGAAACAGATTTGATTGCATCACGAACATCAAACTTGGATTCAGCCAAAGCAATCTCTGCCTCACGAATAGCCTGAGGTGTTGCCTTTGGATCGGTGCGCAAATCGGCAAGTTCTTTTTCTGCCTCAATAACAGCAAAGTTCGCCTGTTCAACATCAAACTTTGCTTTCTGTAATCCAATCTCACCAGACTCAATATCAAACGGGCTTACCTTTTCACGCAATTTCTTTAATGCTTCCTCAGCATCTTTAAGTGCTGTCACACTGTCTGCAGCAGCGATGTTGGCTTTGAACGAACTGCGCTGTGCATCAGCAACAGCCCTAGTCTGTGCAACAACTTCTTTGCTGGTCAGCGCATATCCCTTAGTGATCTTGTTGAAGTTTGCTTGTGCTTTAGCAGTGTTAGCCAATGATTCTGTGAGTTTGCTGTTCGCATTATCAACGCCTGTGGTTGCGTCTTTCAATGATCGTTGAGACTTTGTTACACCTTGCAGTTTGTCTATAAACTCCTGCAACTTATCTTTGGCTTTACCAGCGGTATCGTTTGTGCCTTGAAAACTGCTGTTCACTGCTAACAATCTTTGGCGCAAGGCTGAAGCACCAGTTTCTTGATCTCTGAAGAACTTTCTGTTCCGATCAAAAGTTTTCATTTCAGTAATATTCATTCCCTCAAAAGCAGCATTGACTTGCCTTATTTTTCCTGCTGCAACCTCCGCTGCATCTCCAGTGCCAGTAAAGAACCCGACAACATTCTTGAAGAAACCGCCAATAGAACTTATGATGTTTCTTAAACTTTGAAACCTAAGAATCAACAATGTTACAGCGGTAACAACAATCTGAATTGCTGCAACTATTAAGGCTAACTTGTTTGCTTTCGCAGCAACATTCATTGCAGTTATCGCAACGGTAGCCCCTTGAACTGATTTACTGAAGATAGGAAGAAGAATTGTTGAAACCGCAACCGTTGCGTTGAACATTATCGTTGCACTTCTGACAAGCACAAACACTGCAACAAGAGTGAATATTGTGTTACCAAGTCTGCCCATATTGGATATTGCGTTAAGTACCTGACCACCCAAATATTTGAACGCTGCGCCAGCACCATCTTTACCAAGTACAGCAGCGAACTCAACAAAAATAGGAATCACTTTGTCATTAAGGAAAGACATAAGAGCAGAGAAAATAGGTATTAATGCTGTACCAATTTTTGCTTTAACATCCTCAACTTGTGCGCCAAACGATTTCATTTTGAACGCAACACCATCACTTGTTCTTGCCACATCACCTTGCTGAATTGATGTTTGTTCAAGAATCAATGCATACGCTGCCTGAGTTTTAATTGCTTGCGGCAAAACTCCCTTAGTTGAAGAAATGAGATTCAATTCCATTGCTTTTGCTTTAAGTGCTACATCATTCAACGCCACACCAAAACGCTTCAACGGTTCTGTTTCACCAGACAAACCAGCACGCAAAGCAGTAAAAGCATCATCAACAGGCACATTGTTAAACGAAGCCATGTCTGCAGCAAGTTCAACAAGCCGAATACTCATCTCTTGTGCTTGTGGTGCTGCTAATCCGAACGCTTGAAACAGGTTGCCGAATGTTCCTGCAGCCTCTAACGCTGCTTGCTGTGAAATACCTAATGCTTTTGCAGTTGTTTCCGACCAAGCAATTATGGTTGGTGAGGTAGCCCCAAACACGGCATCAATTTTGCTAAGAGATTCCTGCAATTTTGATGCAGAACTAATAAGTGTTTTTCCAATGATGCCACCAACTACTGCCGCAGCAGCACCGAACTTGGCGAGTTTTACAACACCATTAGTTAAAGCCTTATCAAAAGTCCTTAACGAAAACGCAGCCTTGTTTCCTGCACCGTTAAGTTTCTTGAAATCTGCTATAGCCTTGTTGATGCCTTTGCTGTCAAAGGTAGAGACTATGTTTACGCCAACTGCCATGATGCTATCCGTTCAATCGTTTCTGCACTTGACCATCAATCTTGCGAATTGAAATCTCAATCGCTTTCTCAATTAATGGCAAGTTCTTTTTTGTTTGAGGCTGCATTATACGAGAACGAAATGTTTGTCCGTTAGATTTCTTTCCAACCTTATCAAGATTAGAAATAAACTTTTGACCAGCGGTATT